TTTTTTGTGATATACTAAGATGTCTCTGTGAGATGCATCCTTCTGAAAAATTAACCAATGATAAGTCGAAAGATAGATTTGTTGGTGAGCACTTTTCGAAAGTTAAATCAACAGGACTAGGTCATACAACAGCAAAGATATCTGGAGATATGACTAATTGGGCTCAGTTCTTCAGTTTATATGATTTCATGGATATGTGCTCAAATGTCTTGCCACCAATATTTCAGGGATTCTGCTATAAAGTCTTGTCTCTTCATAGAAGGAAATCTCTGCAGCTCCCCGAATCTCTAGTCGAAATGTTCGTGTCGAACATGACTTCAGTATTGTCCACCCCATCAGTGAATAGGTTGAAGAGAGGTTTTTTGGAAGGGAATGATCCCATAGTGAAAAAGAATTCTCCTTACATTTTCTCTAAAACAGATATGATGCAAGGGATCTTACATTACCCTTCTAGTTTTTATCATCTCATGCATTTGGAATACCTATCAAGCATCATTAAGAGTAGATATAGCACATCAGATGATTTGATTAAGGTCATAGTTAGCTTTGAGGTCTCTTCAGATGATGAAGGAATACTAGTCTCATTTTGTGGTGATGATGTTGAAACTAAGAGAGTGGCTTGGAGGTTTTACAAAGAATGGCCCATTTTGAAAAACAGTGTCGATAAATTATTTGGAGTTAGGACTAGCTTTGAGAAGACCACTTTTTCACTAACTGAAATGTTTGAATTCAACTCTAAGTTCTATATTGGTAATTCAGTGAGCAGCCCTCTAGTCAAATTCGTCGCTAGATCTTGTGATGATAATCCTCAAGAAAGCCTGGGGCGTAGAGTGTCAGCCATGTACTCTCAATTAAGACAGCTAAGGGAAAATGGTGGCTCAGGTGATTTGTGCTCATGGGTTTCTATGTGCCAATGCTTAGCTCTCAATATGAACTATGGATTCAAAACCATGCCTTGGCTAAATGCTGATATATACAGAGATGTGTTTGAATTCAAAGTGACACCGCTGGGTTTTTATGCATCAATGCCACCTCTTTGTGCTGGGCTAGTTGATGGTGTTTATGTGAACTGGAGAGCATCAGGTGATCCCTCCTCTAGGAGACTCCTGTATCATGTTGCAGGGTATGGGTTGCCCAATGATGAGGATGATTTAGAGAGCGCAATGTATAGTGCATATCCAACACGCAAATACTCTGCCTTAAAAGCGAGATTAGGATTGTCAGGAATGAACAGGAGAGATTTGGTGGGAGAAAGGGAATTCGAGAGTCTCCTGCGCCAAGCCTACAACAAGGATGAGTCAGTGACAAAGATGAAATATATAGCATTAGATCCCACCATTGCTGCATCTCTATCATGGCTGTCGAGGACAGAGAGCATTCGGATGAC